CCCAGCGTTGATGTCGCGAAGATGAGTGCGTGGATTCCATTCGCGGACGGGAATCGACGTGATAGGGTGGGGGATCTTCTCGAAGTCGAAGGGATTGATACCTCCGATCATCGTCAAAATCCGATCATTCTTCTCGATCACGGTAAAAACTACCAACTTCCCGTTGCTCTCGCGGAAGATCCCGAAACGCGACAGTACACTTGCGTAATTGACCCCATCGCGAAGATCGCTAAAGACAACTGCTTCTTTTATCAGGGAACAGGACTTAAAGGGGTTGAAAAGAAGAAGGAATACGACCATGCGGTGATATGTCAACAGTTGTTTGATTTACTTAACCAACGATACATCCGAGCCGGCAGTATTGGTTACATCGTCCAGCAATCGCGACCCATGCCTCCTGACCTGCAAACGGGACAATCCAAGGGACATCACCTTCTTGCCGTCAAAAAGCTCGAAGCCTCGGTGGTTGTACTTCCCGCGAATGCGGATACAACTCTCAAAGACAGCGCTCCGAGCGCTAAATCTATTCTGTGTTTGGGTCGTGTTTGTGGGAAGCCACTGAGTCCTTATCTCATCAAATCGTTTCAGATATTTGATACCGATACGAAATCCCAAATAGGGTACACGGAAAAGGCTATCCCCAAGGGGACAACACAAGAAGAACTACCGCGAGGGCAAGACCACAGTCAAACGGATGTGCCTCCACCTCATTCGCGTCAGAGTTGGCTTGAAGGAGGAGTCACCCCTGAAAATCTCCCTGTGACGATGGATTTGACCCATACCGAAAAAAAGGGGATGAGTACCAAAGCCAATCCCAGAGTGGTTACCGTAGACCCCACCGAGTTTCAATCTACCGAAGCAATTAAAAAACGTCGTGCCGCCCGCGAGCAACGCGAAGCTCAAACTCGGAATACGAATAAAGGCCCAATACGACCTAATATTACCCGCTCCGAACAACAAGCAACAAGTCGTCGTGCCACAAGTGAGAAGGATGAATCCAAAGCGATTGTCGGTGGTTCCGAGTGGCTGGAGCAAGAGCAAGAAGAACACACTGACAAATTTCTCGGCATCCGCAAACAATACCGTTTAGGTATAGGTGACGGTAGAATCCTCGTCTCAGGGCATACGCGCGGTCCTCGAAAAGGCAAAGTCGAAACCAAAGAAACGAAATCCCTTGGGGATCAATACATGGCGAAAGACTTCAAACCCAAAGGCAAAGAAAAAGCCCCCGAAGTTGAAGAGGACATAACCGAAACCCCAGAGAATATAGAAGCAGACGACACCGGTCCTGACCCGGATCAACCCCCCGATAATCCGGGAGAAGTCCTTGACGAAGGGGGGATTGGCCAAGAACTAGGCGAAGAAATCTCCGACGATGTGATGAAACAGCACTCCCCTTATGCCAATCCCGATGAGGGGGGGATGGCTCCTGGTGATGTTCCAGCAGAACCTTACGGATTACAGGTCTTGCGGAGGTTCCACACCGATTATCAGGAGTTGATGCAAGACTACCACGAGATGCTTCCCTTGTTGGAACAGGCCAAAGTTAGTAAGCAAGCGATCAAAGTGCTTCAGCAAATGGAAAGGGAAATGACCGAGTGGGAAGGAATCTTCGATGACATTTACTCTGCAAGCGGGGCCGGAGAGTTGTCGGGTCGTATGCCTATGGAAGATCCTAACGCAATGGGCAACCCGATAATGGAAGGAGAAGAAGGCATGGAAAGGATGCCTGGAGAAGAAGGTATGGGGGACATGCCTCTCGACGATGAGGGTGGGTTGGAGGAAGCCCCTGGAGAAGACCTTGGTGAAGACGGTCCTGATTCTGTTGATACCGTCCCCACGGATAGTGATGGTGGGGAAGATCAGGAAGAAGTCAGCGAAGAAGAAATCGCTGACGGAATGGGGTTGAAGAAGCGAAAGGACTTGAACCACAAAGTCAAAACGATTAGGGCCAAGATCAAAGGGATTTGCTCGGGATGCCACAAGGGAAAATGCTCGTGTTCTCAAAAGAGCATGTGTCCCCAATGCCACAAATCCCCTTGTGTGTGCGGTAATGTGAAATCCCACGCCAAGGGGCCTCGTTGCACGGCTGCCGCTGAAGCCCTCCAGAAGTGTGGTAGCGGAAAACCCGGTACCGAAGACCAGAAGAATGTTGATTGTGAGGGAGACATCCATAAGGACATGCAAAAGCAAGCTCACATCAACGCTCCGCTCAACGATGACCACAAGGGACATATCACCACTTCTCGGGATTTTCTCAACGAACTTGGGGCGGATGGAAGTGTTCTCACGCGCGAAGGACAATTTAATGCCTATCATTACGGTCAAACCCTAATGGGTATCTCCAAATTCCTCGAAATTGCCCATCAGAAATCCATCGAAGGAAAAGGTTTTGAAGAAGTCAAGGATATAGGAGATATGGGAGCTATCGGCGAAGAAGCTGGAGGGGAAGACGAAACAACTGTTGGGCACAAAGCATGGCACAAAACGGTAGGTGATGCCGGAAACTTTATGAAAGACAAACTCGCTAACGACGCCGCTTTTGGCAATGAAGCAAGGTATAACTGTTTATCCTATGCCAAAGCTCTCGGGGAAATGCTCGACCACGGGACTCCGTCTACCGAAGAAGCAACATCCCAATCAGGTGGCGATGAGAGTAGTGGCGAATCGCAAGAATCAGACGGATCGTTGGCAGGGGAAACAGGGATGAAGTCATTCTTCGCTGAAGAAGAACGACAACAGAAGGAGCTAGAAGAGTTGATGAATCGAATGGGTCAACTCGTGAGTTCGTAACGGGACAACGCACTACGGTAGTGCGCAAAGGGTTCTAACGACGTAACCTTTTATCAGGAGAGGCACATTATGACCGCAGTCGCGGTGACGGCCAAGGACTTGAATGAAGTCCGCGAGGGACAGAAGAAGAACGCGGAAGCCATTGCCGCGCTCGGTAAGAATCTTGAAGGATTCGTGAACAAGATGGCGAAAACCCCACAAGGGGGCCACATCAAACAATCGGATGCTTTCGGCACCCCTTGGGGACGACAAGGCGAAGACCCCATGTCGTCGCGTGGTTTCAGCTTTATCAAGATGTTCGGTGTTCTTACCGGACAATTGGATAAAGACGAAGCCAAGACCGAATGTGATGTTCACGAACGTCTACATAACGTCTACGTCAAGGGACCGGGTCCTACTGACCGATTCAGTTACGACACACGAGGGAAAATCCTCGACCCTAGCAAGAAGTTTCTCGCACCGTTGGCAACGAGTTACATGCACAACAATTATGTCCCGCGTGAGTTCCGGCGCGAGATGAAGCAACTTATTCACGCGGGAATGGACGGGGCCGACCACGATGAGATGTCGTGGATTCGTCGCAAACAGATCGAACAGCACTACGGGCAGAAGACGCTTAGCTGGCTCGACGAATTGACGGGCGGTGCTCTCGTTGCCCCACCGGAAATGGGTGAATTGATCGAGCTACTGCGTAACAAGGAAGCTCTTGTCAACGCGGGAGCGCGTACGGTACCTCTGCCTCCGCAAGGGCGCATGAAATACCCTCGTCAAACAGCCCCCAGTTTGACCTACTGGGTCGGCGAGTCAGGCCCGATCACCGATTCCAACATTGGTACGGGCGAAGTCACGCTGCAAGCCAAAAAGCTCGCGGTGATGATCAAGGCTCCCAACGAATTGATTCGCTTCGCGAGCCCCGCCGCTGAAGCTTTGATGCGCGACGACATGACCAAGTCGCTCGCGCTCGGCCTTGACCTGGCTTGTCTCGAAGGACTGGGCGGGGATAACCGCCCCCGTGGCTTGATCCAGATGCCTAACATCAACCGCATACAGGCGAGCCCCGTCGCGCAAGGTGTAAACGGTGATAGGATCGTTGGACAAGACATCTACCGCATGGTTGCCGCGGTTGAGGAATCGAACGCCGAGTTCGAGGGTTGGATCATGCGACCCAAGACTTGGTTCAAGTTCCTGCAATTACGAGCGGATGCCATTGGTCAGGGTGATAGCGCAGGTCCGTTCTTGTTCAACCTTATCCGTGACCCAGGCTTTGATGGTGGAGCACCGAACCTTGCTGGCAATAAGGTCACTAAGTCCACACAAGTGAGCCAGGCGCGTACGAAAGGCACGTCAACGAACTTGACGTACATCCTGGGGGGTATGTGGTCGGACTGCTTGATCGGCATGTTCGGCGCGATTGAGTTCGCCGCGACGACCTTGGGTGATACCGCTTTCACCTACGATCAGACGTGGGTTCGAGGCATTTTGTCGGCCGACTTCAACGTCAGGCATGAGGCGGCATTTGCCATGATCGATTCCTTAGACACTACTCTTTAGTGAGTATTGACAATCTCTTGTTTTGTATGTAGTATGGGTTTGTCGCTCGAACTACATACAAACGAGGAATTGTAATGGGAAGGCACGCAAGGGATTTGAGCGGGTCCGTTTTTGGGAGACTAACCGTGGTTTGTTTGGTGGAGAGTAGAAACAAGGACCGCAATGGTGTTTCTCTGTGCCGTTGTTCGTGTGGCACAGAGAAACACATTCGCAACCAAAACTTACTCTCCGGTCAGACAAAATCGTGTGGTTGTCTTGTAAGCGAGTTGTCTTCAGCTAGGTGTAAAACTGCCCCTCCTAGATTGAAGCATGGTATGCGACGAACAACTACTTACACCTGTTGGCAAGGTATGATCAGCAGGTGCTACAACCCAAAAGACTACAACTACCCCCGTTACGGAGGACGTGGGATTGTAGTTTGTACCAGATGGTCTGATCCTGAACGAGGGATGGAAAATTTCGTTAAGGACATGGGGCATAGACCTTCCCCTGCACATAGCATAGACCGGATTGATGGTGCAAAGGGGTACGAACCAGGAAACTGTCGTTGGGCCACGCGATCTCAACAGAACCAGAACGTAGGACTCAAAAAGAGTAATGTATCTGGATATAAAGGAGTAGTTGCCTTCCGGGGCAAGTGGAAATCGGAGATCCGAAACGACGGGGACCGTTTTCATCTTGGTGTGTTTGTTTCCAAGGAAGAAGCAGCACTTGCATATAACATCGCTTCAGAGCGATTGCAAGGGGTTTACGGCGTCCGTAACCCATTACCAAATATGGACAGGAAAACCACTAAACGGGTTCACCGTATAGTGATGTCCGTTTTGGACAAACCTATGAATGAAGGAGGACAGTTAACGTGGAGCACAAGTGGAATAAAGTCGAGGATGATTTCAAGGTTAAATCATCCGACTGGTTCAAGGGACCACCTGAAGTCCCTCAGAGTGAAGACGACCTGATTGCCGAGCAGATCAAATCCGTCCCCGACCATCACAGCGCGGGATTGATTCTTGATCTGGCTGCTACGGGCGATTACCGGGTGTCGTACATGTCCACTTCTGGTGGCGGTTCGGCTGTCGGTGAAATTGTCGATCTGTTACACGCCAACTCCTACACGAATATCTTCGCGGCGGGTAACGCGGGAGCTTCGGGTTCAACAAGTTACCAGATCCAAACGAGTGACAGTACGGCTTCTGGAACTTTCACTGATCCCACTTCGGGTCTGGCCCGTATCCCACAATTTTTGTGCAGTGGAGGAGTCTTCGTTGCCAATTCGGGGTTGTGGGTCAGCGGCAATCAATCCCTATCGGCCCCGGTGAACAATGCCCCCTTGTTCTGTTCGGGTGGCGTTCAATTCGCGGCTTTCTTGCGTCCTGATCTTGCTGGCCGTTATGCCCGCATCGTTGTCCTATCGGGAGCCTATACGGCAGCGGTGACCGCGGGATTTATTTCGCAGAAGAAGACAACCGGCTCAGGGGGTGGGTTTAGTTTCTCCCCGCAAACGGGGGTAGTCAACGTTTAACAAGGAAGCATCCCTCCTTCCTTTCCGTCCCAGGGTTGGGTAACTTAGCCCTGGGACGTTATCTTTTAAGGATAACGGAGGCGCGAAATTTTACTCACTGATTTGTCGGAAGTCAAAGCGGTGTTGTCGATCAACCCGCGCAAAACGACTGAAGATAAAAAGTTGATGTTTTTCATCGAGTGGGCCTCGAAATGGATCGAGGAACTTCTCGGTCGTAAAGACCTCATGGATAAGAAAGTCCGTACCCAGTTCTTGAAAGGAACAGGAACCCAAAAATTAGCCCTCCCCGCAAGACCTGTTTTCACAGACCCGTTGCCCCGTGTGTTCGTAGACGAGAATGCCTACTATGGTAGTACAGATGATAGTTTCACCGCCGATCAAACCGAACTCGTATATGGGAACAACAACAACGATAACCAAGTAGCGGGGCAATTTTGTCTTGATCTCGACATGGACGCGGACGGGGATGGTGTTGAGGACGCCAGTCGGTCTGGGCTTCTCATTCGCATCAACAACCTATGGGAAAAACCCAGTGCTCGACAACGAGGATTACTCACCCCGTTTATTGCTCCCGCGTTTGGTAGCGTGAAAGTGATTTACACGGCCGGGTATACTCCTGACACGATCCCCAGTGAAATCCGCGCAGCGGCAAATCTTATCACCGCGAAGATGAGGCGATTATTCCCTCTGGGAGCATTTTTGACCAGTGAGAGCTACGAAGAACGGGCAGTGAGCTACTTCTTACCCCATAAACGGTTGTGGTTGGCCGACGTTTGGCCGTTCATCCAATCCCACCGAAATTGGGGTAATTTTGGAGGTTCATCATGACTGAAACGGATTTTTATACCGAAGCCTTCAACCGAGGTAGTGATGATCGGGTGAAAGGGAAATCCCTTAGTGATAACCCTTATCTTCCGGGCACGCCTCAGGGACGGACCTGGAGAAGGGGTTGGTGTGATGTAGACCGGTGGTGGGGTAGCAACGCGACACACCGAACTAGAGCATTACCTTCCGTGTATGGTTTCGCATCAAGGAATTGATATGCCACTTAGTAGGGAAAATCAGCGTGAAATGCACCTCATCTTGTACGGAGGCACGGGGTCTCTCGAAACGATCATTCTGCGCAAACGCGATGACGACCAGAGACAAGGAACAGTACGATCATTAGAGTTATTCGATGTAAGGCACTCCAAAATCACCAAAACAGGAAACACGCTTCAAGGCGATATGACCGCGATCCACCATACAACCTGGCACATTCCGATTGTCGAGTTGGAACGGGTCGGTGTAGCTTATTTGAGCGCTCTCGACAAGATTATTCAGGTAGGGGACGGTAATCCCATTGAGGCAGGTTACGAATGGCAACCCGAAGGGGATACACAAATTACCGTCCAGTTGTTCGGGGATCACCTTTGCGTACAATGCCATAGGAGGGATTCCCCTGGGCTCCGCCCTCCCGCTCCTGGTGCTGATGGAAGTTGCTGCTAGGCGCTAAGAGGTCTTAGCGCCTCATTTTAGAAGGAGGTTCTTGGTCTATGCCAAGAGATTTTTGAAATTCCGGGTCAGTGTTTAGTCCTTGTGAAAGGGGGGCTACATACGGCTTTCTACGCTTCGGGACGCGATCTATCGGCAGTAACACGGTTGGGTCTTGCAAAAGACAGCATCACTATTACACCTATATTCAAACACAGGGATGTTTACGCGGATGATTTCGGGCCTGATGTTCCTGCCGAAGTGATGTCAATGCTTGCGGAATGCCGAATCAGAATGTTGCTTTTTCATTTCGACAAGAGCACACTCGATTCATGCGTGGGGGAATCAATAGGCAACATTGCGCCGTTTGTTCCCAATGTTGGTCCTCGCGATGCCGAAGCTGGGCGTCTTGTTAATGCCGGGACGTTGCTAGGCGGTGGCCGTCCTATGTTCAGTAGTGGGAACCGGCTTATTTCGTTAAACTTAACGTCCCCCGTAATGTTATGGCCGTGGCGCTTCAAGAGTACTTACATCGTTGGACCTCTTTCCTACCCGATGGGAGTAGAAGCTCAACAAGTCCTTGTAGAGTGGCGGGCGTTTCCTTACGCGCCGATCATGTCGGGGCTTGGGATCAGATCGGGGCAAGGGTTTCAGCTTCTCAGTATCCCTATCGAAGTTTCGAGTAGTGGCGTCATGTTGTTTGATCGGAACCTGGATGTGTGAAGGGAATAAACAATGACTGCTGATTTTCAAATTCCAGGGCAGTCTCTTATTATGGTCAAGGGGCGAGCAGGATCGAGTTTGCAGAGCTTGGTAAGGTTGGGTCTCGCGCGGGATGAGATCCAGGTGTTTCCCCGTTACTACCACCAAGATCTTAACGTCAACGCCTGGGGACCACAGACACCTGCGAACGTTCAGTCGTTCCCTTTTGATGCTCTTATCACAATCAATCTCTACCACTTCGACCAGGCTGTGTTTGAAGCCTGCCACAATGAATCTTTAGGTGGGGTTGGGACGTTCGGAACTAACCCACGGGCTGGAGTTCTCATGGGTCGCGGAGCACGGTTTGCCGCCAATAACTCTTTTATTGGCCTCAATATCACCAGTCCCGTCGCTGGGTTACCATATCGTTTCTTGTACACTTACATGGTAGCACCCGCCCCAAGTAAGATTCCACTCGGTGTTGAGGCGCAAATGATACCTACTGTGTGGAGGGCGGTACTCTATTCCGATGACCCCTATGGTGGCGGCGTTGCCCAACCAGGTACAGTTTTTGGTGGGGGATCGGCAAACGCGGTTCTTTTTGACCGCACGTTGGATAATTAGTATAGTTTTTGTCTTAATTGAGGAATTCCCCATGCGGCGTTTATGGCAATGGTTTATAATTTTTTTCGCCAAGAAGCCCCCTGGAAGATGGGATGCCTACCATCCGGGACAGAGGAAAATCTATTCCTATTTCGACGGGCAAACAGACACCAAAGCCGATCCGCTAGTACTGTGGAAACGGTACAAGTCAGTATCGGTAGACCTTGCTAGTAACTACAACCTTGCCTTCTCCGTTCCCGCCTTGGCAGCTGACCCTAATTTGAAAGGCGAAGCTTACACCAAGATTGTCAGGGACCTACAAGAACAGTCGCGAAAGGGACACGAGCGCTATGTGACGATTATCCGCGACATCTTTTCGGTTAAATCGCTCGTTGAAGGGGGTCTGACAGACGAAGAATGTGACGATCTGATCGACCACTTCCTGGGGTACATGATTGAGTTAAAAAAAAATACGCTGCGTGCTTCGACAACTGCGAAGGAAACATTGCCCATTTCGCCAGCGCCTATCTCGGAGGAAGCAAACCCGACTACGAAGCCCATACCGGATTCTGGCTCAACCGAGACAGGAGAAATTACCAAACCGCCAGAGCCGTCCTCGATGGCACCAGATGGGCCAATGGATGGGCCTCTCCCCCTCTCGACTACTGGGAAGCTGTGACCGATGACGAGCAAGAAGCTCAGTTGAAGAAAAAAACCTACGAGGCGATTCAGCGTAACTCCAGGAGTAGTTAGTTATGGCACAATGGGACGACCCGCTGCAAGGGCGGGGACGGAATGTCCCCGATTGGCTTGGGGATTTATCGGGAAAAGGAAAAGGTCCGGGGCCTGGTTACGATCCATCCGGGATATTGGACCCTAAGAAGCGTGCCAAGATTGAGAACATCCTCGATGAACTCGAAGGTCGCGCCCCTCCGATGGTGGTAGACCCTGCCGCCGAGAGGCGTAGGGCTAAATTGGAAAATGATTTAGACACCCTCCTCAATCGTCCCCCTCCTGATGTTACCCCAGCACCAGGTACGGCCAAAAAACAGAGTACGGTGGCACAGGACATATCGCAAACAGCAGACTTTGCAAGGAGACACGGAGCAGGGAGCATATCCGAAGAAGCTGACAAGACCCTCAAAATAGGCAGTTTGGCCGCTCGGTCGGCAACAGGTGACGTAGGCGCTATGGTGGAACTTGGTGTTGAGGCAGTTAAGGAAGGAGAGCGCCGGAGAAAATTGGCTATAGAGGGAGCGTCACAGTTTGCATCCGAAGTGGCTTCACCACTACACAAACAGCGATTAGGGGAAATCGCGGGGGGAGTGACGGGAGGGGCAATGGAAGGAATGGGGAAAGCCCTTCAGAGTCAACCTGGCGGCGAGATGGTAGGTAAAGTAATTGAAGAGCAAGGGAGATTCGTCAAGGGATTATTCGAGGCTACCGACAAACTAAGGGACTGGTCCAGAACCCTGCACGAGAATGATCTCCAATTCAAGGAATATTCAGGAAAGATGGCAGCGGTAGGAGCACGCCAGGAAGTGCGCGATATCATGCTGTCCCAGGAACGTGGCGAGCGCCGGGGACAGGCGGCGGAATTCCTGGCACGCGAGAAGCATGGATTGGAAAAAACCGCTGCTCCGTGGGAAGATTTGGCAGCGAAGATGCAAGATATAGTGGCGGGAACGCTCGATAGGGGTCTTACTACGTTATTGGGGAGGGTTGCCCCTTTGGCTGATAGATGGAATATAGCTCTCGATAAGTATATGGGCGAACAGGGTGCTGACCCTTTTGCCACACAACAACTCCAGGACATGGCTGAATTGTCGGGACAATTCGACAGAAACGGTCGTCCCAAACGGTTCCCATAATATGGAGAGTAGTTTATGTCTGTTGTTGTGTACAACTCTATTACTCTGCCTTATGCTTTCGCAACCGACTTCAAAAAAGTCCCGGTACGCGATCCGTTAGGGGATACGGATTGGTGCAAACTACGCTTTGAGATTACCGTTCAGTGCCTCGTCAATGTCAATTACCTGCCCCTTATGGCACCGGGTCTCGTCAATTCCCCTACTATCGACAACGCTGCTGCGGTCTTAAACCAGATCCGTGATAGGTTACTCCCACCCCGAAAGCGATTGTCTTACACATTCAACGGCGTTGAAATGATTCCTCAAATTCAGGACGGGATTACGGGATCGGTAGACGCTGAGAATGGTCCTAAAGTACAAGAGTGTGGTATACTCCAACTGACAACCGAAACATTTCTCCTTTCGTTCAGTGTTGTAGCTCATTATTGGGAAACACGGGGGGACCAAACTGTTATAACGGATAACAAACCTGGTAATAACGTCCTCTACAACCGTTGGACTGAAACTCAAGAAATTGACGGTGCGAACTTTTCGCGCCGAGTACGCGAGGGAGTTTATGCTATCAGGTCCGACAATGTTGACGGACAACTTGCCGACCAGATCCGAGGCGACTTGGCTGTTGTCGGCATTCCTCACGGTTTTTTGCGTGAAAGCTCAAAGTACACCGTAACTGAGGATGGTTTGCGCATAAAATACCAAGTTGCGGACAAGGAACAATTCCGTATGCCCCCTCGACCTGCATTCAAAGCCAAGGGTCACTACTACGAAACACTGGGTAAAACAGGGGCTAAAATATGGGGTCAAATCCTTTTGCAGTTGGAGGGCGACAAATTAACGAGTCAGGAAACTTTGATACAGCAAGCCGTTAGTATTGGATCGAGTTATCTCTTTCGCCGTATGCAAAAACTGGGGCAGTCGTGGACGTACCTGGAAAATGCTGGAGCAAGATTCGAGTTTTATGAAAACAAGGTGGAATTCCTCCTACGATACTTTACAGCGCGCACTCCGCAAAAAGCGGCGAACATTCCAGGTACTGTCCTCATTCATGGGCCAATACAGGGGGGTATCAATACTAGCGAAATATTCAAATCTATTACCTGTAACGTACCTGGCTCCGAACCAGGTACGAATTACACCCCCCGATATCTCAACCGGGGCACGGCAGGACCAAACGCTCCAAATCTTACCAGGGCAGGACTTTTGCTACGGGCGTGCGCTTACTACGACCCATCGTTACGCAACAACATTTTCAATACCGCCACTGGACAGTATGAACAGGGACGGGAAGTAGGCACAGCGGGGTTAAATCCGTAATATGTCTCATCTTATCAATAACCATAGTCCCCCCCTGGAGGAAAACCAGCTAACGGCGAATCTCGACCTGCCCGAGGCCGAGGTATCCGTCGGGGACATTGAGATCGGCGATGAGGAAGGAAAATACGTCCCTCCCACGAACCCAGGAGTATTTGACGATTACCAAATCGTTAATCGTTATGCTAAGCGCTACGGCCGGTACATGGCGGGGATCAGTTCACCAAATGGATTTAACGGGCAATCGGTAGCGTTCGTTCAATTGTGGAACCCAACACTATTACTCGTTTCTGACTGGACAGTCCAATCCACAGGAAGACAGCCAGAGATCCCTAACCCGGAACCGACAGACAGCAATCTTGTTTTGCTTGGTGCGTTTCCCGAGTTGCGTCATTTGGAAGTCGTGGGGGACAGTGTATCCCCAACTTATCGGATCAGTGGAGTATATGTGTATGGCTTCAAAAATCCCCAAGAGAACATCTACAAAGACACGACCTATCCGCGACCGCCTTTTATGAAAGATGACTTCAGTCGCAAGGTTTCCGACGATGTGATACAAGATAATATCATCGACGGGGAAGGGGGCGGGATATGACTATTCGCGGGATTAGAAAGGGGTAACTAATGCCAATCTCCTTTAATGGATCTGCTGGGGATCTCTTTAATCGTTTGGGCCGTTACGCGAAGCTCCTCCGTGAAGTACGGACCTACCAGGCCGCTCAGCTTACAAACATGATCGACACGACGGTAGGCGTCGTTGCTCAACTTAATGAAGAACCGGACATCCAAGCCGTCATGGGAAGTACCTACATCGGGATTTTGCAAGGGAGCGGTCAAGCGGCGCTCGCCTCTGCTCAGCGCCTTGCTCAGCTTACCGTCAATCGTCAGGTCTACCGCGATACCCCACAGTTCAGTCAGACACTAACTCAGTCAAACGTCCAGGCTGCTATTGAAGAGATCCTGAGACAGATGGTCTCACAGGGGAAAACCGTATTGGCCATGACGGTAACTGGCACGCCAGGAACCTTTTTCGGTACGGGGGACGGGGCCGTCGTCGTCAGTGTGAAACGACCTCAAGATGGGGCTTTTCAGGAGAATGTGTTCGCCGAAACGATGACTCTTGTCTGCACCAGAGACAGTTACACGGGGGGTACGTCTGAAGGGAATGAAGCCTTCCTCGTTCAGGGCGTTGGTCGCCAGAATGACCTGAGTTCCTTCGATTGGCCATTGGGGAGTAATGCTTCGGTCAACGTCCAGGTAGTTGATGGCAACACGGACAATGGTAGCGGTAATCTTTTAACTAATAGTGGTTTCAACGAGTGGGACGGGACGGCTAGTTTTTTGACCAGTTGGGATTTGGTCGCGGGAACGGTGGGGAGTACGATTTCCGAAGAAACGACCCTTGTCTATGATGGTGATGCGGCTGTCCGCTTGACGGGGGACGGTGCTACTTTACACCGTTGGCGACAGCGCTTTGGTATCTCATCGGGGACTACAGGGGAGCTTGTTCCTCTAACCCAGTATGCTTTCAACTTCTGGGCTCGCCGCGACGGGACAGCCCCGACAGACGGGACACTCCAGATCGCACTGACGGATGCTGCCGGGAACATCCTTAACGACGCGGGAAACACACCAAACTCTACAACTGTATCGCTCCCTGGTTTGAGTACGAGCTATACTGCTTTCGGAACATCGTTCCGAACCCCTGCGATACTCCCAGACGAGTATTATCTCGATTTCCAGTGTACCGGCACGCCACTGACAACCGCGCGCGAGGTCTATCTGGATAAAGCGGCTTTAACGGAGATGGATCAGATGTATTCGTCGGGGCCGTACCTGACAATCTTTGGGGGTAGTGTACCATTCCTGGTCGGGACAAGAGGGGACGCGACCTTTACGAATTCACGAGGATCGGGGGGCACGCTGGATACCTGGCAGACAGCAATTTTTCGCCTTTTATCTCCTCTGTGGTCACAGAGGGAATACCAATTACCGAGTAGCAGTGTGCCGAACGTGCCGGACTCGCTAATCACGACGTAATATGGCCGTAAACCTTTCAACGTCTTATCTCCTGACGTTTGCGGGAACCCCTTTTATCTCCGACGACATGGAGTCGGTCGAATGGGAGATTGAAGGGACCGGCCGCGATGTCGACCTCCTCACAAAACTGCCTCTCAAACATCTGCCCCCGTTCAACCAGCAACCTCTTGCCGACCTGATCGACGAACTTGAACGTGTGCTGCCTAAAACCTACCTGCGGGATTATGCGCATCCCAAAATCGTTGGTCGCAATACTGACCTTCTCGCTGAACAGTATGTTGGCCACCCTGCCCCCCACGATTTGAGACTTTATGATTTCTACTATCCCCCCACCACGATGCGTTGGGGGGTGTTTCGCGGATTAATGACCAGTTCAATGGTCAA